TACCAAAATAGCAGGGTTGTTCCGGCGATGTCCCGCCGGTACTGCGAAAGATTATCTGATCGTGATCTTGATTATTATTTGACGCCGTCTGCATTAATTCATCGGCATCACCTTGCGGGATGCTGGACAGTGGCGACGTAGATGCGCTGCGTTCTTCTTCTACAACCCAATTTAGACCATTTGATCCGATCGGGCTAACACTTTCCCCCGTCAAAAAAAGTTTTAATTTTTGAAGAAGATCACGATAATCTGTAGCTGTTCCGGTTTCTGTTGCCATTAGTTCAGCGCCCTTTTAATCAAATCTGGATTTTGCTGTATTGCATTTATAATCGCATTTTGTCCTTGTGACGATTCCATTGCGCCGATCATTGCTTGCGGGTCCGTAATATTTGTTACTGGGACATTAACGTTAACTTGCGGCGGCGCTTGTTGTAACATCGACATCGATTGCTCATTCGGGATTACTGTAGAGCGTTGACCCGGAACAATCAGTTCCGGGCCTTCTTCGCCGACTAGGACGGGTTGACCGGCGGGGAAAGTTCCGCCATTAGCAGCACCCAGCAACCCGGAGAATAAGCCACCTAATCCCCCGCCTGCGCCCCCGCCAGCCGACCCGAAAAGGGAATCAAATATCTGCGCGGTTAAGGCTTCCGCAGCCATTCTTTGCAGCGTATTGACCCATGATTGAAGCATCTGATCGAAACCGTCTTTTGTTGGTTCAACCAGAAAATCAGTAAACGCGCCTTCAATGCCTTGCGCGGCGGATTGCGCGATCGCCTGCATTTTTTGCAGAAACGGATCGGCGGCGATTGTAGCTTCTTCAAAAGCGGTTTGCGCTGCTGTCGATAACCGTTCAAATTGTTCTGGCGATAGTGCTTCCGCCTCCAATAATGAACGAAGTTCAGCCATTTTTACGTTAAATTCTTCTTGTGGCGTTGCGACTTCCTTCAATAGTTCCGCAGTGCGTTCCAGCCGTTCGTTCTGTGCTACTAATGCCGGATCAGATTCTTCCAACTCCGCGCGCGCTTCTTGAACACCCCGGGCATACGCTGCCCACGACAATTGACCAGAATCGACCAGTTTGTCCAGTCGCCCGACAGTTTCGGTAAATACTTCTGTCGGCGATTTTAAATCTTCGATTATTTTAAGATTTTCCTTCAAAGCTTCCTTATAGGCTTCACCTTCCGGCGTACCTTCCGCGAATTTGATCCCGAGTTGTTCGACAACTGTATTGTATTTTTCTCCAACCAGCGCCCCGGATTCGTGAAGTTTTTCGATTTCAGCAAGTTTTTCCGTAAATGCCTGTTGGGGCGTGCGAAGTTTTTCATAAAGCTTTTGCGCGTCAGAAAGTTGCTTCGTAGAAGGCCCGGCGTTGACTCCCGAAGGATCGCCCTTCGCATCTAGATCAAGAGCATTCGCGCGCGCGCGAGCGGCAGCGCGTTCGTCTATAGCGTCCCGCAATTGCCGTTCCTGCCCTTGAATATTTTCGAAAATTCGATCGCGTTGCGCCTGAACGTCAGCTTCGATGCTTTTTTCGTCTTCCAGCAATCGCAGGCGTTCTTGTATTGCTGCGGCTTCGCCAACGTCGTCGCCGGTCAACGCCGCGAAAACGCCTTCTACGGCGTTAGAGAATAATTGTGCTTCATTCAGTATATCAGCGAAAAAGCCGCCGATTTCAGTTTGTGCAACATCGAAAGCATTGATCATATTCAATGGCAATTTGACTAACGCGTCACCCACAAACCCCAATACTTCGTCTATATCAATACCGGCATCCGAGAAATTCTTTCTAAAATTGTCGGAAAGTTCCCCCGCTTCTTGGAAAGTGACCGCCATAACATCACCGAATTCAAGAAATGCCGGGGTAAAATCGTTTTCTATGAAGTCAGCAAGATCGATTATAATGCCCGCGAAGCCGCCTGCTGCGCCCGTAGAGTCGCTAAATTGACCGACCGCCCGTGTGATAGCGTTTTCCAGAATTACAAAGGATTGGGCTACTGTGGGCACTGTCTTGCCAAATTCTTCTTGTAGTACACTAGCTTGACTTTGGATTGCGGCGATTACTTTTGCAGAAGTCAGTTCGCCTTGCGCGCCAAGTTCCCGTAAAGCCCCTAACGGGACATCTAGACCGTCAGCAATAGCGCGAGCAAGTCGCGGCGTCTGTTCTAGTACAGAACGCAGTTCGTCGCCGCGAAGCGCGCCAGCGGCTAATCCCTGACCTAATTGGATTATGGCGGCATTTGCAGAATCAGCCGTTGATCCGGAAATCGTAATCGCTTGATTAACGGACTCAGTTACCCCCAATAATTCACGATTCGACAACGCCAGTTCTTCACTAGAGCGAGCTATTCTGGAATACAGATCACCAGTCGCAACCAGACCGGAACGGGAACGCTGTGCTATCTGAAAAAGTTCTTCTGTTACTACTGCTAACTCATCACTGGTTCCTGTAACAAGGCGCAAGCGGTTTTGTAAAGTTGTCCACGCGTCGGAATACTTCAGTAATTGCCGGGCAACCAGTAGCGCGCCCAGCCCACGCAGGACCCCGCCTAGTTGAATACCAGATCGTCCGACACGGTTCATCGCCCGGGAAGTCCCAGCCAAGCCGCGTTGAGTTCGTCTGGTTCGCCCGTTGATATCGTCCAGCGAACGGATAACGATGTCAGCCCCGCGTTTTGCGGGCCTTCCGTCGATGATTACTTCCAGTTCCGCCACTTTTCGCCTTACCCGCTAATCGCTCAAAATACGCATTGTCCAGAAATCGGACAATTTCCAAAAGGAACCCCGTATCTTCCCGATCGAGTTCGACCAGATCACTATAAGCCATCACGTCCAGCAGAGCAATTGCCTGTGGTTGCCCCATGATCCACGCACGTCCTTTATGCAGGGCTTGATAAGCTTCCCAAATCCATAGAACGCCGATATCAAGTTCTGGCTTTCTATCAAGTGCCGGAACTGTATTCCCCGCGTCTTGCAGGGCTTCCAACTGTTCTAATCTGGGGCCAAAATCCATCCCCCAGACCAGTAGTTCTTTTAACCGTTTCCCACTTCTTCGGCTTCGATACGGGCAAACGTTGCCTGTTCATCGGCTGTTTCTTCAACTAAACGTCGAAAATCTTTCAAATCTCGCATCAACTGAAAAGCATTTTCAGTCGAATACTTGATTTTTTTACCCTTATCGTCTTCCAGACCTTCCCAATCTAGCAAAACGGTTCGGGATAAAAGCTGCAATTGAATATCAAGTAGTTTATCTTGAGGCACGGAGTTTCGACGAAGTTGCTGCCGTAGAGGTTTTGCAAGTTCCCGCTGCAATTTTGTGTAAGCGGGGTTTCCGATGCGCGCCAGCTTAAGGCGCGCACCGTCCCCGATGTCTACCCAGACGCCATTTTCTTCAAGGTCTAGGTCGGTTGCGAACGAACTGATTTTCATGGTGGCTTTCCATTGTGGTTGAAAATTAGGCTGCGAAGCGGCTGATCCCGATAGTGAAATCGTCGATCGGGTCCCTTTTACCGTTGAATTCTACCGTGACAAGAACGTCCTGATCGTTTCCGCCTGTATCCGTGCTGCCGGTCGTGAACTTGACAGACGGAAAATCGAAAATGTAGTTATTCCCGCCAAGCGTTGCACGGAAAGACAGGCTTGTCGTGGTAAAATTCAGATAACGATCGAGAAACGAACGATCCAGAAGATAGGCTTCGATTGTTCCGGAGATAACCGACCGTCCCAGACCGATGCCATTGTTCGCAAGTTGACCGATACACGGCTGCGGGCGCAGGGTATTGTCGATCGTGAATTCGACATTTGTAAACTGACAGTTCACATCCGCTACGCCGTCTATGAGAATATCGCGAATGTTATCGACGGCATTCAGAACATCGTTCGCCGAAACAGTTGCTGGGGCACCATCGCCGATAGTTGCGCCGACGCTAAAAGCTTGTTTACCCTCAAAAGACATCGAACCATTGATGATAGACCCGGGCGCGATCGCCAGATTCATCGAACCGACGCGCATTCCGGTGTAATACTGAATTACCGAAGATTCAGGGGAATCCGACGGGTCAGTAATGTCGCTGAAAAGCTTTTCGATCGTGAACGATTTCCGGGTCGTACCGTTGCGAACGAACTGACCTTTGACCGTGAAGGTTCCAGTTGGTTCGGCTGTTATCGGTGACTGATCAAAACGGATTGTCCCGTTTACGGCGTCGACGCTTGAAACTTTATAATAGCCGTTGTTATTCGGAGACACCGCCGATCCGCCGAGTTGCAGCCATTGCCCGGGGACGACGTTCAGCAACCAGTTCGGCGACGGAATAACCGGGGAAGTCAGAATCTGAAAAACACCCGGACCCGGTGATCCAGTCGTGAAGCTGGCGCTTACCGCAAGTTCATTCACCAGAACGGACCAGTTATCAGCAAGTGCCCCAGCGATCAAATCATCGTGTGAAGCGTAGGAAAGTTCAAAGCCAACATCACCGCCCGCCGAAACAGCGGTTCGAATAATGTCGGAAACTTGCCGGTCACTGCGAATTTCTTCACTGATCGCGGTTTCGGTATTCTGCGATAGTGAATCCTGCGTGAAACGTAATTCGTTTAATTTCGGGGGACCGGCAGGAACCTCGCCCCATGTGGTTTCTTCCACATAGTAAAGCTGAACGGAACTGGAATCAGACATTGTTTGTTAACCTCTAAGCGATAGCAACGCAATCGTCAGCTTGAAACGGGGTATCTGCGGTCCAAACAGACCAAGCCCCATCGACACCGACACGGGTCAAACCGGTTCCCCGGAAAATGACCCCGTTTAAAGTTCGGCCTTGAATGATGTTTGCCACACTATCGGCAAGTTCTCTCGCAAGACCGTCGCCGCTTCCCGCTGGCACAAAAATTTGACAGGCAACAACCCCGATTCGACGAAATCTTCGTAGATCACCTAGCCCGACTTGCGTCTGACCGCCCGGCAGGATCGTGACACGAACCCACGGATCGCCCTCAATTGGCTTATAGTCTACATCAGAAAACGTCAAATTTATAGTAGGTTGTTCTATCGGCCACGCAGAATTGAAGCGTTCTCGGATTGTCTGGGCATCAGTTGCGTGCGGCATAGCTTATCTGAAAACTGCCGATACGCTTTTCGTTTCCGCAATGGACACTTTCACCATCCCTCGCGGGGCTTGTCGGCTGGAACCATCTTCCAGCGCCTTGATGTATTTGACATTATTGAACAGCGTGATTACCCCAAACGGTTTCGCGCCCGAAACGACAGCCGTCCCCGTCGCGACTGGATCAGCCAGCGGTTCGATTTCAGATTCGTTTGACCCGCCGATAGCCGTTTGCCAATTACCTCGCGACCTGCCCGTATCAACTGGGTTTTTGAAAACAATTCGGCTAAGTAAATCCAGTGCGGTTTTTTGCTGCAATTCAAGCACGCGCGCAGGAACAACACGATTACCAAACGCCCGCAATTCTTTTTTGAATTTGTTTAGGTTTTTGAATCGAATAGTCATTTTTCATTTACTGTCGCAATTGAAGTTCGTAAATCGCAACTTCTTCGCCGCTGAATACCGGATTTACACGAACAACCTGCCAATCTGACCCGTTTAAATCGATCCGATCGCTAATCGCTGGAACAAACGAAATTGAAGAACCTGCAATATTTGCGACGGCGTCCCCGGCTTGAATAGTTGTTCCATCTATCCTATTTTGCCGATACGGTTCCGGCGGTGTAATTATCGCAGACGATTCAGTTTCTGTAAATGTTGTTTTCCCTGTTGTGGCATCATAGGAACTTACGCGTTGCTTGTAAGTAACCGTTTTTCCAAAGTCGTTCACTAGCTTATTCGCTAACGGAACTAGTACCGAATCAAGTTTCCCCGGCATGTCAAGACCTGACAACCATGCCAGTTTGCGGGCGTTCCGGACGCAGGAAAGGTTCGACAATTTTCATCGCGTCCCAGTAGGTTTGTGTCATTTGCGTGTTCCCCCCATCTTCGCCGGTCATGTATTCGACTTCAAGTGATCCTACTTTTTCGCGGCGTGTCATCCGCCCGAAAGACGCCTGAAGCGAGCCGGTAGAAACACCAGCGGACGACATTGTTTCTAGAGCTAGTAAATTCTGGCATTCTTTCACTTCTGGCGGAATCGTATCTTCCCCTATGAAATACGTGTCTTGAAACGCGCGGGGCACGTTCACGTTCGTATAAAACGGATCGAAGAAATCCGGCAACGGTACGCCCCGGCGGGGCCACGATAGCGGCTGCAACGCGTCGACAATAGACCCGCGCCATAGCATCCGAAATTTTTGCTGCATATACTGCGCGCCTTTTCGAAGTGCGATTTCGACTTGATCGTCATCCGCTTCCGACGCAGCGGCTGCGCCCCGATTCGCCGCAAATGTTTTGAATTCGGCAACAGTGACGAACGATTCCGCCCCGGCGATTATGCTGCCATCTTCAACCGTCAAAGTCATTTCGTGATATCCTGTTTGACCACGAATTTCCCGATCAATGGTGTGCTGATCTTTCCAGCCGGGTCAGTTATTTGTATGTCGTAAAAATAGTTACCGGGAGCAACTTCTGGCGAACCGGCAAACGCGCTGAAATCAAACCGTAGAATGGCATCTGTTGCCGGACTGTTCGGAATTCCGTTCGCCTGAAAAATCTGCGTTCCGATTTGGGGGCTTGAAAACGGATTCGGGTCCTTGACCGTATTCACCGTTAAAATGCCGCTATATCCAGCAGCAGACGGGATTACTACGCCGTCTTGCGTCAACCGGATCGCGATGTCCTTTGTGTCGCCCCGTCTGCGTTCAAGATTGCATTCGGCGGGGGCACCGATATTTGTTGTTGCTGCCATTAGCAGATAATTTCCACGTCAATAATTTCAAGGATTTCCACATCTGGGACATTTTCGACGATTTCGACATCAATGTCCACGTCCAACAATTCGACTTCTATCATTTCGAATACCTCGATCCCGAAAGTTTCGATGAATTCAGTCCCAGCGGGAGCCGCTGCACCGCCGCCAGCTTGTGCTTTAAGGAATAAAGGGAAAAGGCTTGGCGTCGGCATATCATATCAATCTAGTTCGAATTCGACCATCGGCAGAAATACTATACCGTGCTTTGATGGTACGCGGCGACGGAATCGGGCTTTCGTTTTCAAAAAGCGTTACTGTCAGATCATCAGATGATACCACAGCATCGCCCGCAATTAACGCGGCGGTTATGTCCGTATAAGCCAAAATCTGCTGAACATCGCCGCCGCTCACAAGATCCGAATCATCAACAATGGTGGAAGGGCTTCCCAACAGGGTCGGATCGTATTCGCCAACCCCGCGCACTTTTATTTGTCCGCCGGTATTAGTAGGCCCCAGAATTAACGTGCCCGGGTCAAGATCGATCGAAGCAATTGCTTCCGGGCTACGAGCAACCATGTTCTGAATTTCCAGACCGCCGCTATAATTTCGGAAATTAGCGTGATGCGCGCCGTTCCAATTACAAATCGCCGCAGTATTTCCCGGCCTTTCACTATAACAAGAATCGAAAACACAGTGCGCATCCGTACCAAGACCAAAATTTGAAGGGAATCCGCACCGCGCGAAATGCCCGGAAATATTTATCACTTGATTAAGGCTGCAATCGTCTGCCTGTATATCGTTGC